CTATGTACTACGTACGTGGTGGAATAGAATTACACATGGACTGCACTGAGGATCTCGTAATAGAGTGTGTAGAGCAGTCTCTGGGAGAGATACGTGAAGGGTATGACACACTAGTAAAGGTCAACAACAGACATTATGATGATGCTTATATGCTCATGGTAAATATGGACTTAGATGATTGGAGAGGAGACTATAGATGACACGTGAAGAGTTTTGGGAGTGGGTACATACATGCCCTACACACAAGTTTGAATCAATAGATGAACATGGTTATGTTACTATAACATTTAAAATGAATGAAGAGGAGACTATAGATGATGAAGAAATATAGAGTATCAATTTGCCTTGAGGAAGGCGTGGTCGTGGAGGTCAATGCTGAAAGTGCAAAAGATGCAGAGCAAAAAGCATACGCACTAGCAGAATACTGGGGCGGATCAAGTTACCCAAAAGAATATAAAGGTAACAGTGTACACAGAGATTATTTTACACAAGATGCAGAGGAGATAGACAATGGCTAAATGGGCAGAACACAGACACTGGACAGATAAAACCGCTGAAGAAATTGACAAGAGTAAAGAGGTAGATGTGATACTACATAGACTTAGGCGTGTAGCTAACTTGATAAAGACAGATGCAGTATGTAAGTCACGACCTGCTGTGCGAGAAAGAGCATCTGAGATAGAGGCACTCTTGGTTATGTTGGAGAAGAAACTAAATGAATAAGATGGTAAGCATAAATGATTTAGTGCAACTGTACTACAGGTCTAATGACTTTGATATGCTTAGAGATACAACTAAGAATGACTACAAGTATTTCCTTGGGGTGGTGTCTGCTACAGTAGGCAATGAGAAGTTTACAGGCTTCACCTCTAGGAAAGCTAAGTGGGCATACGAGGAGTGGGTCAGGCGAGGTGTCAGCTTCGCTAATCATGTAGCTACCTGTGCATCCAGAGTGTTTAACTATGCTGTGGAGATGGAGTATGCCATGCAGAATCCTTTCACTAGTATCAAACGTAAGCCTGAGATCAAACGTAAGGTAGTCTGGAAGCACGAGGATGTACTCAAGTTTCTTGACGTGGCATATTCAGACTTCACCACTAGAAACATTGGCCTGATCATACAGATGACGTATGAATGGTGTCAAAGAATAGGTGACATGCGTACACTGGAGTGGGAAGACATAGACTTTGATGATAAAGTATTAACATTAGAGCAGAGCAAACGTAGGGCAGAGGTATTCCTGCCCATATCAGATGACCTGATGTCGATGTTACATGAACAGCATAAAGACTTTGGCTTTCAAAGGTATGTAGCTCCTCATATAACGCCCACTCGTGGCGTGTTCTATCCCTATGCGATGCAAAGGTTCTCAAAAAATGGAAGGGCTGTCATGCGTAAGGCTGGGCTGTCTGAGAGGCTACGACTAATGGACTTACGTAGGACAGGAGTAGTACAGATGGTAGATAAGGGTGTACCCCTGACTAATATTATGGCAGTGACAGGCCATGCTAATGTGGCTTCTGTGAAACCCTATTTAAAAAATACGTACACTTCTGCAAATGAAGCCTTGACACGTAGAAATGTATCTGTACAATCGAACACTGTGAGTAACATAGAAAGTGATACATAATGAATATTAATAAAATACTAAATGATATAACACTTATAAATGGTGATACAAAAAGAATAGATTGTCCTGAGTGTAATGGTAAGAAGACATTTACTATTACAAACAACATGGGTTCTATTGTATGGAACTGTTACAAGGCTGGGTGTACTGTGTCAGGTGGTAGAAGAGTACACTTATCTAGTGATGATATACGTAAGTCACTAGGTAAAAATGTGTCAGAGACTAGGGGTATACCTAAGTTTGATAAACCTGAGTGGTTAGTACGTGATACAAAGTCTATTGCTCCTTACTGTAGTGAGTGGGGGTTAGATGCTGACAAGCTAGGCTTGTTGTATGATGTACGAGAACACAGGGTAGTGTTTCCAGTGGTGCATAATGGCCACACTGTTGATGCTACAGGAAGAAGTTTAGGTAAACGATTGCCTAAATGGAAACGATATGGAAAGAATGACTTGCCGTATGCTTCAGGCTATGGTAGTGTCGCAGTAGTTGTTGAGGACTGTGTGAGTGCCGCTGTTGTTGGTAGTCATGTATATGTAGGGGTTGCAGTGTTGGGTACGTCATTATCAGAAGCACACAAAAGGTATCTCTCACAGTTCTCAACGGCAGTAATAGCACTAGACCCAGATGCCCTACGTAAAACACTGCAATTTGCTAAAGAACTAAGAGGATATGTAGACACAGTACGTGTCTTAAAACTACACGATGATTTGAAATACAGAAACCCTGATGACCTACAAAATCTAACACACATAGGAGAACAATAATGGAACTAAGTTTAATACGCAGTCTAATGGACAAAGACTTTTACGATGAGCATCGTGGAGCTAGATGCCCCAACAGATTGTTCAGCAAGGATGTCCGAAAGATTAAGGAAGCAGTAGATGCTGCAATGGATAGGTATGAACGTACAGTCACACCTGCTGAGATAGAATCACTATTCATGTCGAACAATCCGACAATGACTACAGCACAGAAGCAGGCATACAGCACCCTGTTTACACAGATAAATAGTAAGCCACCACTAGGTAATGACATAGCACAGGAAGTATTGTCCAAGCTATTCCAACAGGTGGTCGGTGAGGACATAGCTAACTTAGGCTTTGACTATGTGAATGGTGACAAGACAAGCCTTGAACCTCTACGTAATCTACTGGAGCAGTATGCAGATGACTTTACACCAGACCTAAAGATACAGTGGGATGACATAGACGTTGAGACTTTGCTATCCAAGAATGATCTTGAAGCACGTTGGACATTCAACATACCTACTCTTACACGTAAGCTGGAAGGTGTGAATGATGGTCACTTGATTGAGATAGGTGCTAGACCTAACACAGGTAAGACATCCTTTCATGCATCACTGGTTGCATCTCCTAATGGGTTTGCACATCAGGGTGCTAAGTGTATCATACTGTGTAACGAAGAAGGTTCTCACCGTGTCGGTGCTAGGTATCTGACTGCGGCTACAGGCATGACCATGCAGGAGATTAAGCAAGACCCTGCCAAGGCGAGAGATAGATACGCATCTGTAAAACAGAACATTAAAATATATGATGCAAGTAATCGTGACATGGCATGGGTTGAGAGTGTGTGCAAGTCATACAAGCCTGACATTGTTATCTTAGATATGGGTGACAAGTTTGCACGAACTGGTGGCTTCTCCAGAACAGATGAAGCACTCAAGGCTAATGCCATACACGCTAGGCAGATAGCTAAACAACATAGCTGTGCTATATTCTATATGTCACAGTTATCTGCTGATGCAGAGAATAAGGTGGTACTCAATCAGGCTATGATGGAAGGCTCACGTACAGGTAAGGCAGCAGAAGCTGACCTGATGATACTGATTGCTAAGAACCCACCAGTAGAAGGGCAAGAAGAAGAGGATACAATGCGTCACCTGAACCTAGTTAAGAATAAACTGTCAGGCTGGCATGGTATTATCCATTGCGAATTAGAATATAAAACAGCGAGGTATGTAGCATGATAGATATAATTAACCCGACAACAGGAAAACCTAGATATTATAGGGGTGAAGGTACTGATGTAAAAAGCAGTGCAGAAATACAGAGAAAAAGAAACGTAAACTCTAACCCAGAAAGAATGTATGTTAATGGTAAGTATGTACCTAATACACACCCTCTATATAAACAAGGACGATACAAATCATTTGGTGATGCTGCTTTTGCATCTCTATCAAACTACACTAAAAGTAAGGAGGGTGACGTATATGTAATAGTAAACAAAGCATGGGATGGTTGGGTCAAGATAGGCATGGCAGTTGATGCCGAAGACAGGCTCAATAGTTATCAGACATCCAGCCCATTCAGAGACTATGTACTTTTACATAAAGTATTCTTCAATGACAGGCGTACAGCAGAGGGAGAGGCACACATTCTTGCTGACACTGTGGCAGAGGAACGTAGAGGAGAGTGGTTCAAGATGAGTTCCTATGATGCAGTAAAAGTTTTATCTAAGGTTGACAACCAACATATAGACGTGGTAAAAAAGATGACAAAAGTTTTTAACCCCAAAGATAAACACGGATACTATAAGTAAAGAGGAACAACCAACATGATAACAATCCTAGACGTAGAGAACACAGTAGTTAAAAGGAATGGCAAGATGCACCTTGATCCATTCGAACCAGAGAATACACTTGTTATGGTGGGGATGCTAGATGGTACTGGGCTTGAGCAAATTGTAACGTTTGA